TCTAATTTACATCCAAACTCGCTTAATACTGCATAGCCTATTTCTAATTTGTAAAGTGTTACTGTTACTAAATGCTCTTTTGAAAAAGTATTAGTAAATGTTAGTGATGTGATTTTTTCCATTTTTAATATATTTTTTTGACCCTTCAAATGTACAATATTTATTATTACAAAAACTAATACTTTTTTTATTAATACTGATTATCAAACAATTATTTTTTTAAAGAGCATAAAAAAACCCAAATAAATCAATATTTGGGATAATGTTTTGTATGTAGTATGTCAGTTAAAAACTGATATTCCTACTTTTAGATGCCACTTTTGTGTAAAAATAGCACAAATACGGTACTTAAATTGTGATTTTTTCACATTTACTTATTTCGTACTGGTGCAAAAAGTTTCCAAGTTTATCTACAAACTTTTCATCTAACCAACTTTCAGAATCTGAATAAAATAGTAAGCAATGGATCAGCTCGTGAAAGAACGTAGCATCAATTATTTCCTGCTTGTAATCTAACCAAACTTTTTTACTCTTAAATTTATTAGCTATTATTATTTTGTTTTCAAATGGTATAAATTGCCCATAGCACTTATTCTTGTGGCAATATTCGTTATCTATGATTACTTCAATTGTTTGACCTAATATCTGAAAGCTACTTATCATAGTTCCATTAATTCATTGATTGCAGTTGTTCCGTTTATTACCACACCACAGCCTATTGCAGGTTTCTTTCCGTATTTAGCATAACTAAAAGCAATATGCTTGTGATTAATTCCACAACCTACCTGCATTCCAAATATCTTAAAGTTAGCACCTACGAACCATTCATTATAGGCTTGTGTATGCAAATGACCTTGTACTGTACTCATCATATCAGCCTTGCATTTAACCTTTGCTGTGCCACCTTCTCCGTGCAAATATTGAACTCCATCAATAATATGCCTATCAACAAATTTCCAAGTAGGTACTTCAAGAACATCTTTGTAATCCTTAATCCACTTTTGACTTATGCCACCAGTCTGTGCCTTTCGCATTATAAGTCTATCGTGGTTTCCTATTATCACAGTAGCATTAGGAAAGTAATCGTGCCACTTCTTAAGTTTGCTAATTGCAAACTCTAACTCATCACCGCCACCAATTGAATCTGGTATAGTTTCGTGGTAACTTGCAAAATGATTGTCTACTATATCGCCTATAAAAACAACTTCATTGCATCCGTAAATAGCATAAACATCTTTGCAGAACTCAAAATATCCATCTAAACAAAAAGGTTCGTGCAAATCACCAATGACTAACACTTTGTTTTCTTTCCTTTCGGTTTTTAACGACTTAATAAAGTCATATTCTTGTTGTGTTAATCGTGGTCTTATTTTCATATTATTTCATATTAAATAAATTCTTAATGTAGTCTAAAGTTTCATCAGGTGCTGTAATATCTTTGACCTCAATAAAATGTAACCTATCATTGATTTGCTTTTTAGCATCCTCAACATTTCTTGCTCTTACAATCGTGTACATTTTACGACCATTAAATTCATATGCAATCTTGTAGTCTTTCATAGTTATCCATTGTTTAAGATTTTACGAATGTAACCAACTATAAATATAATCAATATTATCAATGGTAGTATATACCAATAGTCTGCACCGAGTTGTTTGTACCATACTAATTTCGGGCAATCAACTGGTACTTCAATCAATACTTTTTTCTCGTAGTAAATCGTGTCACCCAAATACTTACCTGCAATCTCTATCTTATTCCCTATCTTAATATATTTAATCTCTATCTTATTTTTAGTAAAAAAAACAGAATCAACGTTATCATTAAATATCGTATCAGTTCGTATAGTTTCGGTTATAATCGTATCGTGTATTGTTACCATTACACTGGCTGTATCTTTATTGCAGAACTTATTTATTGCTTGGTTCTTTGTGTAGCAACTACAAATTAAGCAATAAAGTAAAGCTATTAGGATTGCATATATATTTTTCATTTGTAAACAATATTAAAAAGTAATCCTCTTGCAACTAAAATAGCAGCAACAAATATAATTGATTTTGTGGCAATAAATACAATGCCAACTGTACATAAAGTTTGAAGCACTTTTGATAAATGCCAAGCATCGTAGAACATAGGAAAGTACCTATGAAACCAATTGTATTTAGGCTCTTCTGCTGCATCTTTTGAAAAGAAATAACCCCAAGTTTTATATCCATCGTGATGTGTGATTGAATCACTTATTGCATTTAATATTGTTTGAACTAAAAGTAGTATTGCAAATATTATCATTTGTTTGTTTTCTTATTAGTTTGTGTTGTGCGTTTGTCTATTTCTTTCTGCTTATATTTAGCTTCTATTATAGCTACCAACCTTTTTCTTTCTATATCTACACTATCCAATAGCTAATATTTGTTTTCTATTTTTATCCTTTTTTAAAGATATATGAATCCACGTATAATCGTATTCGTTAATTACTTGGTCAAAGTTTAATCCACTTAATTTTATAAAGTCAAATATCTTTTTATTTTCTACTTTATTGCCACCACTAATATCAATGCTATTGCCTAATACGTGACCGCTTGTTTTACTACCATTAACTGCTTTGTTTAATGCTAAACATCTATAAAAACTATTAATCTTTATAGGCTTATTATACCACTCTCTAATCGGCTCGAATAAGTTTTCGGCTACATACTTCATTGCTTCTAATTCTACATCGTTAGGCGCGTTATTAATACCCATTCTTAAAGCAGTTGCACTCTCGGTTGCTTCTTGTAAAGTAATGTGTTTACTTATCATTGTCATTAGTTCACTTATTAGTTAACTTTTGTATTTATTTTTGTCAAATAGCCGCCAAGTGCAATTATAGCAGGTATAATTAATTTAAACCAATCCTTACTAATATCAAATGTACTCATATCAATTGTACTCCAAGCAGTAGCAATTGCCACTATTCCACCGATAATAGTTGAAGTGTGACTTTGCCAATTTTCTTTAATCTTTTTCATACCAATTTTTTATAATTTTGAATATTGAAAGTATTGAAAATATAAGTGCTGCTGCTCCTGCTAATACTTGAATGATTGGCAAAATAGCCATAGCAAATGCAGTTAATACTCCTGCCCAAGCAAATCCGTTATCTATAAGTAGTAAAATATTTTTGTTCATTTAAACTGTCGGTGGAAATGGTGGTGGTATTGGTGGAACATACTCTGCTTGTGGGCAATCTAATAGCCATTTATAATTTGAATTTACTAAAATAAGTTTATCCTCATCAGTTAAAAAAGTAAACCAAATGTTATTTATATCTTGAACACAATTGAATGCTTGATAAGGGGCATACTCTTTGCCTTGTATATCTTCTTTTTGCGTTGTTGTTAGTTTATATCCTATCATTATATTTGTCTTGAAAGTGTTGTTTGAAATGCTTGAACTGTTGTGTATAAATCAGTAGCATTAGTATTGGTTAATCCATTACCAATAGAAGCTAATGCACATTCTTTGTTACCATATTGAATATTTCCATTTACTGCACCAACATATAAATTTCCATTATATAAATTACCTGTATCTGGAACTACTGAAGTTGCTTTTAATGTTAAATTTTTAAAAAATTTTAAATTTATATTTGAAGTTCTTGTGCCAAGATAAAATCCTCTTGAATCAGTTTCGGTTGAAAATGCTTCAGAAATATCAGAAAACATATCAACTTCAGATAAACCAGTACTTCTCTTAAGTATTAAACCCATTACAGTACTAGTTCCTTGCGTTACACCCATATCCCAATTACTAGCACTATTAGTTCTTGAATAATAAGATAAATGTGCAGAAGTAATTGAAATATTTAAAAGTACATTTAAATTTGTATCCATATAAGCATTAGTTCCATTAGGCGTAACACCACTACTTGCAAAAGTCCAACCACCAAAAAAAGTACCCGTAAAACTACTGCTTATTAAATTTTGCGCACAAGCAGCAGCACTTGCACCTACCATTGGATAAACTGCTTTCATACTTGTCCAAATACCTGCTGCTTTCATATCTTTTACTAACTTGTTTATAGCAGTTATTTCAGTAGCTGATAGTGTGCCACCTGCTGCTGTTACTCGTGCAAAAAATGCTACTGCATCAGCATCAATGCCAGGCCCACTAAATACATCTAATCCAATTCCTATTCTTATACTCATTGTTTTGCAATATTATTTATATTATTATTATTTTATGTAACTAGCTATCAATCTTTATAAAATGACTGCCATTATCCCTATGCATTTTAAACATAATTAGGCTATTTGTGCCAATTTCCTCACTTGGTGTAAATGAATCAAATGTTATTGAAGTTGATCCTGCAGCAGTATTACCATTAGCAACCAAATTAAAGCTTGTACCTGTTGCTATATTTATCAATACAAATTTATCATTATTATCCAATTGGTAATAAGTAGCTGAGCAGGTTAATGTACTTACTGCAGCTCCACTTGCTAATGGTATATTTATTTTGCCAATTAATGGCAAATAAGGTAAAAATAAACCTATAAAATCATTGGTATATCTATTGTTATTAGCTGCTATACCATTAGCATTCATAATAGCATTATTAGTATATTTATTTTCATTTATTAAAGCTTCAACTTGCTCTTCAAGTTTACTTATACGTTGTGCATCTGTCATTTTCTATCCTATTAAAACTGTATCTTGCCAATCACCAGTAGCCTCATTTACAACTGTTGTTATATTTGATTCATCGTATTGTAATTCCCACCATTCGCCATTCCATTGATTACTTCCAGCATTGTAAGTACATTGTTTTAAATGCCACTGCTTGCTATCATAAGTCAATAATTGATGTGGGTAGTAATTACCTTTTATCGTAGCTGTAATTATTTCTTTTACTGCTCTATTTTGTGCAAGTGCATTTAATACAACTATTTCTAATAAACTAAAAGATGAACCGCCATAAGCACCAATATTCCAATTTGTAGTAACAGGATTAGCTCCATAATTAACTCGCATTAACCCTTTTTCTGAACCATTGCTATTATCATACAAATAAACTTTTTCTATTTGTTTTTCAGTTGGATCAAATGGCTTTGGGCTTATAGTTGCTCTATAAGTTGTCGTATCACCTGCAACTCCATTTTCTAAAAATAAAACACTTACTTTACCTTTAAAATATGCATCACCTGCAATTGGAACACCAGGAGCTACTATTGGATAAACCCCTTCAAAATAACTCCAATTCTCAACATATATTTCAGTAAATACAAAAGATGGAAGTACTGGAGTTAATAATGATCCTGCTAATTTACCATCAAAAAATAAACCTGTTAATGGAAAGTTTAAAATTACAATTGAACTAGTAGTTGTCCAAGTAAAAGTATTTCCTAAATTTTTTAAGTAATAAAATGTACCTGCAGTATTTTTTATTTTAACAATAAACTTTTGTTGTGTTAATGTAAAAAAACTTGGTAATATTCTGACTTTACCATAAGTAGCATCTTCAATATAAATATCGCCTGTATAATTAGACTCAGTTTCAAAATTTATTTCTATTTTGTTATTATTCCCACCTGTAAACCTAATACTTTTTTGAGTACTAGCCATATGGTTAGTGTTATCTAAGTCTTTTTTATTTTCAGGTACTAATAAACTATTTAGTCTTGGTTTTTCAACAAATACTGTATAATATGGCCTAATACCTGCATAGCTTCCACCTTCCAATATCTTTAATGGCCCTGAAGTATTATCTACTAGTTTACGTGGGCTTACTGTTACTGTTGTGTTGTTATTGTTATCAATTCCTCGCTGGTAAAACTTGCTAGTTGAATTAGCATAATTTGACATTTGTATAGCCCAAAATTTGCCATTACTTTGAATTAACCTACACCCAAATATTATACAAATAGTTTTTAAAACTTCAATGTAATTAATAGTATTTGCAGTTTGATCTTCATTTAGTTCAGTAAAGTTTGAATCATTTGTTAATATATCATAAAGTATATCAGTATTTGGTCTGTCTAGTAATGGAATAGTTGTTTCAAACCAATTTATATTATGCAAAAAATAATAAAGAATATCACCTGAAAAATCATCATAAATACCAAGCTTTGTTAATACTGCGTTCATTAATGAGCGCAATGGATATTCTGCTACTACTTTTGGGCTTGCTGTGCTCAACAACTCAAAAGGTAATTCATTTAAAAAGGCAAAATCATTAGCAGTAACTTTAAAACTCTTTCCGCCTTCCAATGCATCATTATTCCAAGTGCTTTGGTCTTGCACCACATTACCACGCCAATAATTAACATAAGTTCCGCTTACTTTCTCTTCTATTATAATATAATATGTTTGGCTATTTTGCGCAATCATATTTTTTAAAAATGTAAATAATGTTGTATCGTTACGAGCTGCGCTTTTAAATAATTCAATATTTAAAGTTAATTCACTTCCAATAATTGGACTGTAATTTTCATCAGCTCCACTGTCATAACGTAATTCAAAGAAGTTTGAATCTAATATAAAATCCGATACAATTGCACCGCTATAAGTCTTATCATATATTGATATTCTATATTCATATCCATCAATACTAAATCCGCTTGTTTGATACCTTATAGCTCCCATTATCCAAATCTTAAATTACGATTATTTTTACTGCCACTCTTACCATTCACAAAGTTTATATCATTTCCACGTACATAACCTTGAATTACTAATTGACCGCTATTTTGACCACCAATATAGTTTGAGTTTGGTGATAATGCTGAATTATTACCGCCACCACCGCCACCACCGCTTGGAGTTGGTGCTGATTGTGATTTCCTACCTGCTAATCCACTTACAGCACTTCCAGCTACAATTAAAGCAGCACCACCTAACATATATAAAGAAGCATTGTATTGCAGTCCTGGAACTATTTGTAATCCTGCTCCAATTAATAATAACTGAGTACCCAATTGAACTGCCATTGCGCCTAATGATTTTATTAAACCAATTCCAAAAGCTTCAAAAGGATCGTTATCGCCACTTAATGCGCCTGCTATTCCTTCGCCTAATCCGCTTAATGCATTTATTATTCCTGGTACTGCAATTGCTTTTATTTGCCCATTTATAAATTTAAGTTTTTCAGTAACTGTTTTTGCTGCTATATCCATATCTGCAGCAATTTTTATTTGATCAATACTAAATCCTAAAGTCAAATCAACTTTTTTACTTTTACCAAAATCATAACCACTAGCACCTAATCCTGGTAACATTGGTTTTTGTAATCTTGCTAACTTTGGTGCTAATATTGCTTTTTGTTCAGCTAATTTATTAGCATCTGCAATTTGTTGAGTTTGAAAAGTATTTAAATCAATTAAGTATTTAGCTTCAGCATCTTTAAGTGCTAATTTATCTTTACTTGCTTTACTTAATTTATCAAATTCTTTTTTATCATAATCAGCATTTATTGATTTATTTTTTTCATTATGTATTCTTAAATTTTCTTCAATAGCTGAATTTACAATATTATGAGCAAATATTCTTTGTCCGCCATTCTTTTTTTCTTCTGCTAATACTTCTGTTAATTGTGCAATTAATTTAGTTTTATTTTCTTCGTAAATTGCTTGCTCTTGCTGTAATGCAGCTGCCCTTTCACTTAATCCTCTACTACTTATTGATTGCCATATTTTAAACAATTCTAATTGTAAGGCTTGTAATTTAATTGTTTTTTCAAGTTCATTTTTCCATTTTTCAGTTGCATCTGAAACATTATTATAATAAACAACCATAGCATATACACCAACAGCCAATAATCCTATTACGCCTAATGCAATATTCATAGTAACACCCATTGCAGCTATACTTGGAATAACTTGGCCAACTATAACTGCTCGTAATGCTGTAAAGCTTGCCCCCATTTCTTTTATTTGGGCTAATCCTTGTGTTAATGCTAATGCGCTTTGAACTTTAAGTAGCATTTCTTGAGTAGCTTTACTTTCAGTTCCAAGTAACCCCATTGCACCTGTAACAATACTTGCTGCACCTGCAGCACTTTGCATTGCACCTGCTACAACTGTAAATTTAGAATCCGCACTAAATGCAGTAATTACAGTATTTATATCACCAATCTTATCTTTTAATTCCCCTGCTCTTGATGCACTGGCAATAGCTTGAGTACTCATTATGCCATACTTTTCAGCCATAGCTTGAGTATCTTGTGTAGCTAGCCTTAACTGTTGGCGCATTGTTTGTACTTTGTCGCCTAGTTTTTCAGTTGCTCCGCTTGCTTTTGCTCCACCATCTACAACTGATTGACCTAATACAGCCATTCCTTCCTTTGCAGTCTTAGCTGCATTGGCAATATCTTGATTTAATGGATCTAAATTTAATCCAACTCCGAGCGCTAATATGTTGTTACTACTTTTTGCCATTATATATTAGTCGGAAAATGTCCGCTCGCATCTTTTAAATCTTCTTTTATATCAATTTCTTTTACCTCAAATAATTGAAAGTATTTTTCAATTTCAATTTTCTTTTGTGCTGTTTGGATTTCAGCAAAAGCATAAGCTAATCTTTTATTTAAATTATTTGTAGTTTGTGTATTCCATAAATCATTATGTTTCCACCCAATGCAGCTAAATACAAAATAATCAATTGAAGCTTCGCTTAACTTTATTTCATCCCAACCCAATATACCATAAGCAAATGATTTTACATCATTATAACTTAAATCACCACCAAGTAAGCTAGTTAGTTGGTGGTTGTCTCGTTTGGGCTTACAATGGTTTGAAGCTTGATAATTTCGTTTTGAAATTCAGCACCAAATTTATACAAATCATTAATTGATTCTATTTTGTCATCCGCTTCAACTTCGCCTAATCCTTCGCTTAGTTGAATGCAGCTAGAAACAAATTTCCAATATTTATTTTGATCGTAATCATTTAGCTCAACTAATTCATCATTGGCATATTCTTTTTGTGTAAGAACTGCTTTTTGCATAGTTTCATCAAGATCACTAAAAATTACTTTCTTTGTTTCAAAACAACTAGAAATATAGCTTAATAATTCGCTTGCATTTTTCACGTTAAGCAACTCCATAAGCTGCTTAACGTGTTTCATTTTCAATGCGTTCATAATTAAACTGTTGTTATTGTTACTGCACCTGTAATTGCGAAAGTTAATGAACAAGTTATCTTGTCATCATTTGCGCTTTTTACTGAGCAATCTGAAATGTACAAAGAACCAGTGAACTTAATATCACCTGCTGTAGCACTTAATGAATAAGTGAAAGCTAATAAAGTTCCTGCATTCCAAGCATCAATAGCATCTTTGAAATAAAAATCTGCAGGTGATCCTGCTGGCTTAGTTTCAAATATTACTTCTGCGCTTGCAGTTCTTTCTTTCAATCCTGGCATTACTTCTTTATTACCTGCACTTGTTTTGCTTGTAATATCAATCATTGCCAATTTTAAACCAAAATCCTCAGATGTTACTTGGTTTATTAATTTTGTTGCAAGTGTAAATCTTGCATTATTTCCATTTGATGCCATTGTTATATTTATTTAATTTTATACGTTGCTTATTGTTTGTACTCCTGTTCCCATAAATGAGCAACTAAATGTTTCTGCTTCATCATTAGAACTTTTTATTGTTAAATCAGATATAAATCCTTCATAACTTTGTTTAAAATCCAATGCTAAAAAATCCGAATATAATAAAGTTACTTTTGTTTTTGCTTCTGCTATAGTTTGCAAGTCTAATAAAGTTACTTGACTTCCTTTGTAACTAGTTGCAACTAAGCTTTCTTCAACTTGTGGCCCAAATAAAGTAACTGTTGTAGCACTTACCTTGTTTACTGCAGCAAATATTGTAGTAGTAGAAGCTAATGTATAAACTGATTCATAACGTGTCCAAGTGCTTGATAAAGTAATGGTTGAACTTGTTGTGCTACCTACTGAATCACCTACTTGAATTGTTACTGTTCCTGATCCTTTTAAAGATATTGAAAATACTACTTTATCGCCAATAGCTAATACACTTGGCGCTGTTGCAAATGTTTGTTTAATTTGTGTGCCTGTTCCAAATGTATAAGTTTGTGCTAAGATTTGATTGCTCTCGTTTGCAACCTTAGTTCCACTAATTGTACCTGTTCCGCCTTTAGTCCAAATTGCATTATCAAACGCTTCAGGCCATTGTAATAAATTAGTTAATCCACTTGTACAAATTCCTTCCATTGAGCAACTACCTTCCTTTAATCCAGGCTGAACTTCTTTGTTACCACTTGAATCTTTTGTAGTAATGTCTATCATTGCCATTTTACTAGCAAAATCATTGCTTTTTGTTAATGCTATTCTTTGGCCATTAACATATAATCCTAAATAATTTCCTGATACTGCCATATTTTTATAATTGTATTGTTATGTAATAATCTTGTTGTAACATATAAACTCCATCCACCGCACTATTATCGTTAAATATATCACGTTCATCTTCAAATGTAATCCTTTGTACTGTAAATCCTGCAATAGTTCCACTAGCACCATCCATACTCGTTCTAACCGCATCAGCAATGGCTTGCACAGCACTTAATGAAGTTGCAAGCATACTTAATTGAAAACGCATTTTATACCACCCAGTATTACCTTCTTTAGATTGTAAACTTGGCTTACTTATACTTTCGTAAATAATATAAGGATAAACATCAGTATCTGCAGCTCGCATTGGTCTAATTCTAGTGCTTACTAAATTAGTAACACCAACTGTATTAACCAATTTATTATATACTATATTTCCTGCGTTACTTGTACTCATATACCTTGTTTATTTCCTTGTTCTGCTACTATTTTTTCAGTTCCTTTTTTTAAATTCTCAATGATAGTAGCACCCATTGAATCATAAGTTGGTCTAATAAATGGTTTTGATACCATTGTTCCTAAATACTTACCAGCATATGGCACATATTCAGGCTTTCCTTTAAACTTTTGACTTCCACCGCTTGACCTTGTAAATCCACCTGCTAATAATCCTTTTTTCATATAACGCTCCTTAGTTCCGTATTCAACTAAATGTGCGTGGTTTCCACCCTGAAATGCTGAACTTTTATTGCTATATTGTGGCCCAACCCAAAAGAAAAAATTATTCTTTTTAGATTTTACCACTCCAATACTTGCTTTTAAAGTTCCTTTATCAACTGCTACCTTTGCAGCCATTTCAACTTCTACTTTATTAGCTTCATTGTGTGCTAAATCAGCAAATTGTTTTTCTGAACTAGCAAAAGTTTTATCTAATAATTCTAAAACCTTTTTTTCAGTATCATTAGGTAATGTTACTTTCATTATCCAATCCTTTCAACTCCGCTTAACCTCGTTACTGTTCTACGCTGAAATTCAACCGCATCAACTACACTTGTAACTTGATATGTTTGGCCTTCAACTTTCATTAACCAACTTAAAGTAACATTTAATGCATCAATATCACCAAACCTACAATCTACTGTTGTAGTTGTATTTGATTGGCGCTGCATATCATTAAAAGCTTCATTATTTGCCCTATTATTTACATAGCAAAAAATAGTAGCTGTAGCAGTTCCTGAGTATGACTGTGCAACCTCACCACTGTTTGAATCAGTAGTAACAATTGGAGCAAATAGCTCACAAGTCATATCAAATTTACCACTAATAATATTCACTAGTAATTTACTATAATATTAGTTGCTGTTGTTGCTGTTGCATTTACTCTTCTAACCGCTACTGGAAAGAAACCAACAGGAACTGATTTGTAAAGAACTGCAGTTGGTGAACCTGCATAATCATCAAAATGAATTACAGTTAAATCACCACTAACTCCTACGTATAAAGTACCAGGATTAGTTAAAAATGTCGTATCGCTTGGAGTTACAGTTACTCCTTGTGTTGCTATTTGCTTAATCATATCGATCTATTATATTTATTATTTTCTATATCTAAAAGAGTATAAACTCCAAATGGAATTTCACTTAATGTTTGTGATTGAGCTTGCTGCTTATTGTCGTACAAATGGCCAATAATTAATAGCATTGCACTTTTATAAGTTTGTGGAATTAATGCAGCACTTGTGTAACCGCAAACTACTCTAACTTTAAAAGCATTTAATGTATCTTTTATACTTGGAATAGTATCTAATTTTACTCTACAAGGTGAATTTAACAAATCAGTAACATATAATGTACTACTAATTGTTTGCTCAGTTCCATTCAAATCTAAATATTTTACACTTGTAACCGATTGCACTGGGGCTTTATTAATCATAATTGTTCTATCAATAATAGTATCAAATACCACATCAATAGTTTGTGTCATTAATGGCCTCCAAGTATATCCTTCAACAAATTGCCTAGCTGCTGTAATTAATGCAGTAATAAGCGCATCTTCAACTGAGTTATTTACTCTCAAATGAAGTTTAGCTTCTGCCAATGTTAATGGCTCGCTTGATGGTGCTGTTATTACTACGTATGTTTCCAATTACTTTACTGCTTTTTTAATTGTTTTTGTTTCAACTTTTACTGCTTGTTCAATCTTAACTGCAAAACCTAATTCAACTAATTCATTAGCTTGATTTTCGTTAATTGTTGCCAATTCGCCAATATGATAACCTAAACCAAATCCGATTGGACTTTTTATAAATTGTATTTCCATTTTTGAAGCGTGGGGCGGTATCGAGCCGCCCTACTTCCATTCACGCTTAATTACTGTTTAAACAGTTGTTGCGTCTAGTATAGCTGCAAATGCTGCTGGTTGTTTTACCGCAACACCTACGTATTGTGACATAACGATTCTAGTTTTACCACCGATTGCTTGTGAAGCAGGATCAATAACTAAATCTATTCCACCATATTGTCCAACTACCAAATTTTCAAAATCACCATAGATAATTGCAGAACAAGTACCTGAAGTTGAACCTTTTGTTAATGTAGAAGGAACATTTGAAGTACTGTAAGTTTCTTTACCTGCGATTTGCTCAGGCTGGCCCATAAA